GCAGATGCTCATTCAGATCCGCCAGGCAGTGGACAACAACGGCAAGAAGATCCGCCTTGTGCCACGTCAGTTGGTTGTGGCTCCTGGCAACATCTTCCAGGCTGAAGTGCTGCTCAAGTCGGTGCTCCGTGCTGGCCAGGCAAACAACGACATCAACCCGGTCAAGTCGATTGGCTTGCTCGACGAGGGTGCCGCTGTTCTGTCGCGTCTGACTTCTGCCACCGCTTGGTGGGTTCAGACTGACGCGCCTGAAGGCATGAAGTTGATGATGCGCCGCCGTCTCGAGAAGACCATGGAAGGTGACTTTGAAACTGACACCATGCGCTACAAGGCAACTGAGCGTTATGACGTTGGATTCACTGATCCACGCGCGATGTATGGGACACCTGGCGTTTAGGGTAGACGGTAGCCAACGGGATCGGTAAAATCCAAATGAGCAATCAAATGGAGATTACCGATGCCAGAGAAATGTCATGTTCACAATTGCACTCAACCTGTTGTTGCAAAAGGCTTATGCCGAAAGCACTATATGCGGGTGCAAAGGCACGGAAATGTTGAAGAAACTCGACCAGATGATTGGGGAAAGCGCGAAAAGCATCCGGCTTACAGCTCGTGGTGTAATTTGCGCCGATACCATCGTCTCAATATGCAAGAATCGTGGAAGGCTGATTTTTGGGCGTTTATTAAAGATGTCCCCGAAAAACCGGAAAGCGCTCAAGCAAAACGATGTGATTCAACAAAGCCTTGGGGCAAAGACAATTTTTATTGGAAAGAAAAAAGAGTTGCTTCCGAAGATCGAAAAGAATACATGCGGCAATGGCATAGGCAGGCTAGACTTGCAAATGCTGATTACTACATGGATATTGATCTTCGCAAAAAATATGGAATCACTCTTGAGTGGTATCGTAATACTCTCGCCAAGCAAAACAATGTCTGTGCCATTTGCAAGCAACCAGAAACCGCTGTTATTAGGGGTAAGGTGATTGCAATGCCAGTAGATCATGATCACAAGACGGGTAAAGCAAGAGGTTTGCTTTGCACAAAATGTAATCAAGGTTTGGGCTTGTTCCGTGACAATAAAGACATTCTCCAAGTTGCAATCCAATACTTGGACTCCTTCTCGACGTGAAAGGAAAGAGAATGGATCTTAAAAATTGCTCCAGGGGGCTTCGGCCCCCGCTTACTAGGAGTTAAGGTATGACTACGACTCGGTTTCCTAATGGGGTCACTAATGTGAGTGAGCAGTCGCTGTTTGCCGAATTAGGGCAACCAGCAGCTACGCTTTATCACACTTACTTTGAAGACTTCGATTACTACACCGCTGCAAACTGGACCGTTACCGAGACGCAAGCTGGGGCAACCCAAGCACTGGCCGATGGTGATGGCGGCTTGTTACTGCTGACAAATACCGCAGCAGATAATGATCTTGTGTCCTTGCAGAAGGTTGGTGAATCGTTCCGCTTTGAAGCAGGTAAGGCGCTCTTCTTTGAAGCACGCTTTAAGGTTAGTGATGCAACGCAATCAGATCTTGTGATTGGCTTGCAGATCACTGACACGACGCCGCTTGATGTAACGGATGGTGTGTTCTTCATCAAAGCTGACGGTGCAGCCACAGTGAATTTCCTTGTTGAGAAAAACAACACGGCAACCACGGCTAGCTCAGTCGCCACGATGGCAAACGACACCTTTATTCGCCTTGGGTTCTACTACGACGGCGCAAGCGCAGTTCAATACTTTGTCAATGGTGCCATCGCTGGAAGTTCAGTGACCACCAACCTGCCTGATGATGAAGACCTGACTGTGACCTTTGCAATTCAAAATGGTGAGGCAGTAGCCAAGACCATGACCGTGGATTACATCTACGTTGCTAAGGAGCGCTAATCATGGGCCAGTTTAAGCCGATGGTGAAGATGTATACCACCGAGCCTTCAATTGAATTGAAGCTCAAAAAAGGTGGTCATGTGTCTATGAAGGGCAAAGCCAAAGACGGCCACAAGATGATGGATGGCGGGGTAATGACGGGGCTTTCTGAGGCCCCTGCACCTTCCCGCTTGCAGATGGGTCAGGGTACGTTACCTGGCCGCGCACCTGCACGTCCTTCGCTTGCTATGCGTCGTAAGATGGCCAAGCCCATGGCTCGCCCCATGATGAAGGAAGGTGGCGAGTCTAAAGCCGAGCACGCAGCCGAAATGAAGAAGATGATGGGCACTGAGGCCAAGCTTAAAAAGCACGCTTCGATGCCAGCATCAAAAGCTCATAAAGGCCTTGCAAGCGGCGGCGCGGCAAGCTATGCCAACACCAAGATGCACACGGCCAAACCTGATCACGTCAAAGGCAAGACTGGCGAGGTTAAGGAAGGCGCAGTGGCTGGCTACGCTACTGGCGGTGCAATCCCCAGCGAGAAGACAAGCGGCTCACCCAAAACAACGCTCATGCACGAGGCCAAGAAGGACAAGGCTCACGGCACAGGCGGCGTTCGTATGGGCAATGCTGGTGGCTTCAAGAAGGGCGGCAAAGCCAAGAAGATGGCTGGTGGCGGATGCTACGCTGATGGCGGCGGCGTAAAGGGCATGGGCGTGATTGACAATGTCTCCACGTCAAAGTCTGGTGTCACCAACACCAAGACTGGCGAAGTGAAAGAAGCTAATGCTGGCGGCTACAAGAAAGGTGGTGCCCTAAAAAAGCACTACGCGACGGGGGGTCTTGTTGATTCGGGCAAACCCGTCGCCATGCCCAAGCACCCAGTATCCAAGCCTGTCTCTAATGATCGCCAATCGGGCACCTTCAAGAAGGGCGGCAAGGTCAAATACGCACCAGGCGGTGATGTATCCAAACCTGTTGCAGATCCTGAGGCCACAGCAGCGAAAGCCAGCCGTGATCTCGAGGAGGCCTTGAATCCGATCAGCATCGTGAAAGAGCTTGGTGGCAAATTGATGGATAAGATCCGCGGTAAGGGATCAGTAACCGAAACCAAAGAATCGGTAACGGTTACACCACCACGAGCTAGGCGCTAAACAGTGGGGGCTTCGGCCCCTGCTCTACATTGGACTAGATCATGAAAGTTCAGACAGTTTCAAAAACGGGCACTGGGTCTAGCGATTCGTTGGTCATGAATACCAACATCAGCCCGTTCAATGTTGGATTCGGCGTCATCGTATCAGGCACAGTGAACTACACTGTGCAGCATTCATTTGACGATCCTAGCGGCACCATTTCAACTTGGTTTAGCCATCCTACGGTTGCAAGTCAAGCCGCAAACGCAGACGGTAATTACGCTTTTCCTGTGACGGCCATCAAGCTTCTTGTTAATTCTGGCTCGGGAACGGCGACGCTAAAACTCATCCAAGCAGGTATCTAACGTGGGCCAAGTTGGTTACTCAAGCGTAGCCAATCAAGCCAACACGTCAGACGGCTTTGCTCTGGGCGTCGGTGCGCAAAACGTCATTGGCGGCACAGATTTTGGTCTTGATGTGGGTGATGATGGCGTTGTCGATGTGTACGGTGCAACGCCCACCACAACCTTTTACATTCTTGATGAGGCAAGCCCAGGTTATGTCCTTCAAGAGGATGACAGCAAAATTGTCTTGGAGGCCGCGTAATGTCTGATCAGAAGATTTCCGCAATGCCCGCAGCCGCTACCCTTACGGGAGCGGAACTTGTGCCTTTGGTTCAGAGCGGGGCGAACGTCAGATCGACGATTTCATCGCTGCGAGCTTTTGCAAACAGCTATGGTGGTTTTAGCAGCACGCTTGACCAAACGGGAAGCATCTCTGCTGGCACGGCCGTGACCTATAACACGGTCGATATTTCTGACGGGATTACGGTTGCGAGCAATAGTCGTATTACGGTTCCTGCTGACGGTATTTATAACTTGCAGTTCAGTTCGCAGTTTAAAAACGTCGAGAACACACAGGAAGACGTAACGATTTGGTTTCGCGTTGATGGCGTGGACCTTGCAAACTCGGCCACGCAGATCACAATCCCTGCCAGAAAGAGCGCAAGCATTTTTGGATACGGTGTGGCGGCTTGGAATATTTTCCTTGATCTTAACGCCAGTCAATATGTGCAGATCATGTGGCTGCCTACAGTGGCTACGCTTACGATGGAGCACTTGCCTGCAAGCGTTTCTCCGGCCTACCCGGCAATTCCTTCAGTCATCGCCACGATGATGCAGGTGGCCTAAATGCCCGCCAAATCCAAGGCGCAATTTCGGTTGATGAAGGCAGCCGAAAGCAATCCCAAGTTTGCCAAGAAGGTTGGCATTCGGCCTGATGTAGCGGCTGAGTACACCCAATCCAACGTGAAAGGGCGATCTTATGCAAAGCTTCCTGAACAGCTTAAGAAAGGTGGTCCGAGTCTTGCGATTGGCCGCGGTGAAAAGCTGCCGGCGGATCAAGGCGCTGGTCTTACGGCCAAAGGCAGAGCGAAGTACAACCGAGAAACAGGATCAAACCTAAAGGCTCCACAGCCTCAGGGCGGATCGAGACGAGACTCGTTCTGCGCCAGAATGGGTCCTGTAGCAGAAAAGAGCGAAAAGGGTTCTCGAGCACGCGCATCCATGCGCCGTTGGAATTGTCCGGGGTGGTAGATGGCCTATTCAGATACATACGGTCAGATTTATTCAGTACAGACGGTCATAGACCACGCTGCACGTCGCTGTGGCAAGCTTGCTGAAGAACTGACTAGCGAGCAATTGCTAACGGCTAGAGAGTCGTTAGGTTTCGTTCTGACCAATCTAATCAATATTGGCATCCAGTATTGGGCGATTAAGAAGGAAGTCATTGGCCTTACGCCCAACAAATACATTTACACCTTGCCTGTTGGCGCTAACGACGCCTTAAATGTGCTCTACCGCACCATGCAGCGCCCCACTGGAAGCTACTCTTCTAGCGCTGGTGGCAATGCAGCCTACGCAGGGGATAGCGATGTCGATACTTACTGCTTGCAGACAAGTACGAATGGCAATATATCGATCAATTTTGGCACCAGTAACCCAATTTATGCTGGGTCGATCGGCCTTCTCCCCTATGTTTCTGGTGGTGGAAGTGCCACCTGGACGCTTACCCTTGAGTATTCCACTGATAACACCACTTGGAATACCCTCGAAGACCTCGGAGAGGTTGTCGTAACCGATAAGCAGTGGCTTTGGTATGACATCGACCCAGGCCAGAGCGTGCAGTATTACCGGGTTAGAGCCTCTGCAGGCACGACACTGGCTTTGCGTGAGTTTTATGTAGGCAATATGTCGCGTGAAATCCAAATGGCGCGGCTAAATCGTGACGATTACACCAATCTGCCCAATAAAAACTTCACAGCTAACCAGCCTTACCAGTTTTGGTTCAATCGGACGGTCCCGCAGCCAGAAATCTACCTTTGGCCGGTGCCAAACGAGTGGTATGTGCAGATGACTGTCTGGTATTCCAAGCAGATCATGGATGTAGGCGACTTATCTGATGAACTACAGATCCCGCAGCGCTGGTATATGGCCGTTGTCGGCATGCTAGCGCATCAATTAAGCATGGAATTGCCTCAAGTGCCCCTTGATCGCGTCAGATACCTTGAGGACCAGGCTGGCAAATACTTGGCGCTTGCAGAAGCAGAAGAGCGTGATAAGAGTCCGATCTACTTTGCGGTCAACATCAATCCATATACGAGTTGAAGATGACTTTGCTAGCCGGATTTCACAAGCATCACATTATTCCTCGTTATAAGGGCGGATCAGATGCGCCAGATAACTTAGTCCTTTTGCATCCAATTGATCATGCGATAGCTCATCTGGTTAGGTTCAAAATTTACGGCAATCCGGCTGATGGCTGGGCATATAATCGATTGGCTAACGGCTTAAAAGAAGACTTGATTCCAAACCGCAAAGGCATTCCCAAGCCTTATATGCGAAAGCCTAAGTCTGAAGAAACAAAATCTAAAATGTCTTTAGCCGCAAAAGGCAAGAAAAAGTCGCCTGAGGCGGTAGAAAAAATGCGCAAGGCGTTGACTGGTAAAAAAGCTACAGGCAAGTCTTTGGAGGCATTGCATGCACATCGGCACTTGGCTTGGAGCGCTGAGGCGCAAGCTAAAAAGTCCGCAAAAACCAAAGGCGTTCCTCGCTCGTATGCTAAAAATTCTAAGCCCCCATCAGTTGAGGCTTGTGCTTCTGGCGGGAGGGCTAATAAAGGCCGCAAGCAGACGCCAGAGCAAATTGCAAAGCGCGTTGCTTCCCGCCGCGCCACGCTTGCCGCTCAGGGCAGGACATCGTAATGCCAATGTTTCTTGACACTGAGGGATATTCAGATATTGCGATTGCAATATGTGATCGATGCCGTATGAAACGTCCGCATGCAACCCTTGGGCCGGACATCAACTTTCCAGGCTTGATGGTGTGCGAAGAAAACTGCAGAGACGAGAAAGATCCTTATC